GCCCCTGCTTTGCTAAAATTATGACAATGGTGATCCCAATCATGATTGAAACGATTATGACTGCACCGCCATAAAGCACGATGCGCTCAATCATTTTTGCCTTACGCTTTCTTTCGGCCTCAATTTTTGCCTTTCGATCTTTTCTTGCCTGAACTCTTATGGCTTGAAGCTCACCCCAAGCGCTAAAACCTCTGGTTGCAATTACGATCTGACGCAGTTCTTCTTCGGCGTCCTTGGCCCTTTGTAAATTTACAAAGGTTTCCATTGCGTTTTCATCTGACCCAGAAAAAAGGCTGTTTTTCTTTTTTTCATGAGCGGCGCGTAGATCGTCCACTCCATCAAAAAACTCGCCTATCTGCTTAGTAACGTTTACCAATTCCTGACCCGCAGAAACCGCAGACTTCACAGCCGCCAGCGCTGTAAATGGGTCAATCATACTGAGCGCCCCACGATCATATAGGCGGGACACGGCCCTTCGGGCGAAGTTCTGATGACTTTTGGATAATGATAATAAAACGCCGATTTCTCAATCGGACATCTATAAATACAAGCCTTATACATCACCCCGAACGGGTACATACCAAAGGCCACTGAGGTTATCGCACAGATCATTTTATTCACCCCGCGACTGATGGGGCGTTTGCAAGCATTTAGCGCCTCAGTGGGCCTCTATGCGAGCGTGGCAGCGTCTCTGCGCTTATAAAGCCGCTCTGTTAAGCCATCCTTTCAAAAACTTTTTATATGACGGTTTTCTGACAACCAGATCGCGGTAAAAATCGGCCTGTCGATTTCGCAATGCGTTCATCATCGAACCCTCATCGATCCAGTTCATCGCAGCAATTGATGCTGGGCCAATCGCACCATCAACAACAAGCTTTTCGCCGCAATCATTGGCTGCACGTTGGGCGAGTTTGTTGGCTTGCTTTGGCCCCATATTTACCGCCATATCAAAGCATTTAATCGCGACTTCGGCGTGTTTCATTTTCGGGTATGCTTTCCCGTCCCAAAAGTGCGCCTTGTAAACCTTGAGGGCTTGTTTTTTTGTCAAAGCCTTCATGTCTTCTGCATCGATGTCACCATCGCCATCAATGTCGAGGTCAACGCCTGACTGCTTTACAAAGCGTAATGATATGCCCCAATTAGTAGCACCACCCGCGTCATTAGGATCGTCAACATAGCCTCCCTCCACTTTAAGGACGTGATCAGCCGCTCTTTTCCAAACTTCATCACTCATTTAAACCCCCTCCGAGGTAAATACCGAACCCAATAATCGCCAAGACACAGACAGCTAAAGCCTTGCCAAAAGCGCTCAAAAAACCACTTTTCGCTATTCTATAACCATCAAGAATGCTGCGAATTTCTCGAATATCGGTTGCTGCATTTTCATCATGTAAACCGAGATCAGCCAAAGCTTGCTTTGCCCCGATATGAGCCGACTTTGCGACCAGTGTGTCCAGTTGGCTTTCTGAAAGGGTAATGCTTTGATCGCTCATTTCGACTTCCATTTATTACATTTTGTAATTTTATCAGATAAAGTTTTTAATTTAAATGTCTAATCTGGTTTCGTGGGCCAATTTATAGTCGTGGGAAATCCCAACTGCTGTGGAACATTTAAAAGATCAATGCGATATTGCGTCCACTCTGCACGTTTTTCAGACGTCAATTCTGACCACCTAAGATTGTTCGAAGCTATGGGATCGACCTCAGAAACAAGCTTTCCATTTCTTTCCATCCTTGCGCGATCTGAAAGAACACTTACTTTTCTATCTGCATTTTCAACCCATGCACCATCAACGTAATCGTAATATTCTTCTGGCCTTACCTCTACCTCAATAGCACCCTCTGGCCTTGGATATTTTTCTAAAAACTTTTCTGTTGGAATGGATATTTCAACAAAATAAGACCCATCACTTGGTACGAAAAAAGATTTCATCTTACTACCTCAACTCAGCCCATATATAAGGTGTACCACCTGTTACATAATACCAACCGCCGACTGGCACTATTGCCCCAGCGTAAGAGTTAAACGCCCCTGATGTACCAGTACCGCCCACTTGAACCCCGCCCGTTGTTCCAGTCGGCGTTGTCGATTGAGAGTTCCAAACCCAAAATGCGCCAGTTCCACTAGATGTTTCACCTACATTTACTAAAATGGGCTTTTCTGTTGTGTTTCTATAATGAACTGATGAAGATCTTCCAGAAGGGAAATCTGTCCATGTCTGGCCTATACCAATCGGAGAATTTGGACTTAGATAAACCTGCTCAAGGCTTGAGGTTTGAATTTGATAGGTAGCAAAGCCAGCACCGCCATCACCCCCAGATGCGCTAAACCTTGCGCTTGCTCCCCCAGAACCACCGCTCCCTAAAGTTATTGTCAAACGAACATCTGTATATCCATCTAGCTCAATAAAATCAGTAGCGTTGGTTCCCGCGCTACCGCCAGAACCGCCAACAGTTGAGCTTGTAAATGTTGCAGGCTGTCTACCCCCCGCGCCGCCGCCGCCAGAACCTTGAGAACCATTACCACCACTCCCAAAGCTTGCATTTGCGGCTGTACCACCAGATGCAAAGTTGCTATTTACACCCGCTTGACCGTACCAAGAATAGGTTGAAGTCGCACCAGCACCGCCTAATGCGGTAACTGATACAATAGTAGAAGTAGCCGCGCCTAAATATGAACCCGTTAGAGTGTAAACAGTATTGCTGCCATTAGATCCATTTGCTCCACCTTCTGCACCCTTGCCACCACCGCCGCCGCCTACCGCTGAAATTGATAGTGCTGTTACTGGCAGCGATGTATTAGATGGAAGCTTGCCGTTGCTATCACTTATTTGAACATTTGAAATGTTGCTTGCAACACTTACTGCAGATTGCAGCGATCCCGTACCAGACATAATCGTCGGGTTTATAAGCTTCGTTTCATTTATGTCAAAAAGAATGCCATGCTCTGTTGCGGTTCCTGAATTGGCTCCCGTTGCAAGTGCAAATTCACTTGTACCCGCTGGGTTCCCAATCCACAATCCATCTGCGGTATCGGCGTAGTTGTCTTTTCCTATTTTCCAGCCGCCGCCATCAAGATAATTAATATTATGAGCAATGGTTAATTGTTCAGCAGTAATTGAAATTGCGTCTTGGTGATTAACTATAGCTTCCGCTGCAATAACAAGAGGCGAGAAAATAGCGGGATTTTCAAACGTAGCTGCATTATCAGTCCAATCTTGATCAGCATAAACCCACTTTCTTGCGCTGAATTGCGTAGGGGCGCGACCCGCTGCGTATTCTGTATCGGCACTATTTACGAACCTTGCCCAAATGACTGCATTATCTGGGATGTCGCTCATTGCAGAAAGTAATGGATTTGCGGCCAAGAAAGCAGTGTTTAATGCGGCTTGGACTGTAGAGGTGTTATCTCTTGGATCAATATTTTCTACAATAATATCCGACCCGTTTAGCGTAACTATAAGACCGCTTTGCCCTTGTGCACCCTTTTTGCCTACGCCAATCCTATACCATTGAGAAAGCACATCAATATTACCCTCGGAAGATTGCAAAGTGCCTTCCATAAAGTAATAACCGCCTGATGTAGAAAAACCTCCCGCTACTCCAGATGGAGTATACCAACCCCAATTTTGATCATTTTCGTAGATTAAAATTCCGCTGCCGCCTGTGCTTACAGCTTGCGTTAGATCAGTGTCTAAATTTATTAGGCTTGAGAGATCACTAGCGAGTGCGCGGCCATCTTCGTCCAATCTGATATAAATAGTTGAGGGGAATGGGCCATCGCTTGCTTGGGTATCTGGATCTGACGCAGAAACACCAAAATATATTCTGCCATTTTGGTTTGGGGTGGTATCGCTTGTAGAGTTATAATAAGCATTCGATGTCATTACTGGGACACCTGTTAATCCCTGCACATCAGCCGCAACCGTTCCGCTTCCCGCTGGGGATAGCTTAGCGGCTATTTCTTGGGGTGTAGTCGTAGGAGGGTTTCCAGAAAAATCTTTCGCAAGAAGCTTATAATAATGAGTTGTGTTCTGCGTAAGCCCACTATGAACAAGGCTAGTACCCGCAGATGTTCCAATCAAAGAATATGTGCCGCTGCTTGAAGTGCTATGGTAAACTTCCATAGAAGCAAAATCAGATGGAAAGTTATATCCTTTCCATGAAACCTCTAATTGCTTTACGCCCGCCGTTACGGTTGGGGCGCTTGGAATATCAGGAGCGGTTGTATCCTTTACCGCCGTTGCATTGATTGTTGCGTATGCCCCCGCGTTTTCGTTGACCGTAATAGCCCTGACGCGAAAATTGTAGGTTGTACCCGCCGTTAAGGGTTCGATCTCTATGGCGTTATTTGGCGCAATCGTTGAGGAATAATTTGAAAGACTGCTCGGCTTCCACTGCACTTCATAGTGTCTAATCTGAGCGTTTGAAACTGCGTTCCACGAAAGGACAACCCGCGACATTGTGGTCCCATCCGTCTGCAATGTTGAGGCAAGGGTAGCTGCCAAACCTGATATTGCCAGCCCAGAAGTGTTATCACCAAGGCTTGTGTTATTATGCGTAATGGCTTGATATTCATCCGCGCTCACTGACCATTGATAAACGGTAGGTGAGGTTTCTTGTAGGTTCAAACTCACAGAAGGATTAGAGCCATCAAGGCCGCTCATCTTCCAACCCATTACCTTGAACTGCTTTCCTTGCTGTTGGGTTGGGTCTGTTTCTTCTGGATCTTCTATCCAGCCATATCTTTTTAACCTTAATTCTATTGTATCTCCCACTTGAACAGAAAAAGCTTTCTCAAGTGTAAATGTCGCTGTAACAGATATTTGCTCGCGGCCAACAAAAAGAACCTGTTTCGCAAGACGCTGCGCCGTTGCACTGTTAGTTGTTAATGGAAGCGTAAGATCAAGCACACTTTCTTGACCATTATCTTCTGAAAGACTTGGGATCTGCTGTTGTGGGTAATCTGTAGGGATATATCTTCCACTAGCCGACCCATCTATAAATGTTCCCTTAACTGTGTTTACCGTATCACGCCGTGAGAAGCGCGTGGAGACGCCGATGTCACTGATAATATCGTCATACCCAAAAGCGTTTGCCCCACTTACAGATGCGTCTGGTGAAGTGTACGCGCCAGCTAAAAGCCGCCACTTACCTTGACCATAAAATAAGGTTCCGTTCAGCGTTGTCATAAACGCATTTAAATTCTGTTGCGGGGTTCCCCCAGTTGTAACGGTTCCATTTATCTTGAAAGAGTTTTCCTCAACGCCAGATGTACCCGTTGAGGCGCAAGCTGCGATCGCTGTTGCGATCATATCATCGTCAATAGATGTTTGCTCTGCACCAACGCCAAAATCAGAAGTAAGATAATCCCTAATAGCAAGCGCTGGTTCGTCAGAATATTGCCATGTGGTGGGGTCATTGGTTCTGTGGGTGCTAACCCCTAGAGAATTATCGTAAGCGCTACTGGTGCTGTCTTTTCTTGGGTCATAGACCTTTTTGCCGCGAACCTTTGCGGTTATCAGTGGAGTGCCGCCTGAGAAAGTATCGGCGTCATATTCCATCCTTATATAAAGGCAAGCAATCCCCTGCCCTTTAAACGTGCTGTTTATATCCGTGGGCTTGTGGGTCAGGCTTTGAAGATCGCTATAAACATTCTGAGTTGGGGAGCCTGTAAATTTCTTAATATAAATTTTTTGGTTCCAGTTTGTTCCACCCGCGCCAGTGGTCACATAACCCTCTGAACCAGAGGCGAAACTGACGATTTCATCTTGTATATAAATATCACCGATACTGTCGACTTCATGCCCAGCTAAAATTAAAAATCTGTGCAAATATTTATTGTCAGAACTTACTTCTGCATATGTGATTAAGCCGCCTTTTCTGGTTTCTCCATAAACAAGGTCAAAATCCCCCACTGGATCAATCTGGTTTGTTAGCCCCCTAGAAGCCCCGCCTTGATTTAAACCTTTCAGTTTATCATCAAGGGCCGCGCTAAGGGCAACGGCGCTGACAGTTGCGACAACGGCAACCCCTACCGCGTAAGTGACCGCTGCGCTTGCCGTGACACCCGCTGCACTAAGAACAATCGCACCTACTACCGCCATCAGTTCAACCTTTTAGAAAAATTGTTTTCGATATGAGTATAACCCATTCTATCAAGGAGCGCATCAAATGGTTTGTGGATCTTCGTATTCACAATCAAAACAGAAACGCCATCTTCTTTAAGGAATTTCTCAGCCACCTTCAAAAGCTTCATCCCCGCTAAACCCTTTCGATATTCTGGGTGCAAAAACAAAACATCATTATAAGCAAAAATATGGTCTTTGTAGTGCATTGATCTTTGTGCAAGAACCACAAAATACCCAACTAAAACCCCATCATCACGGGCAGTAAATACCTTTAAAATGCCCTGCGCTTCTGCCGCTTCGTATTGATCCCAATCAGGATTGAGTTTGATTTCGTCTTGATTGAGCGCAATTTGCTCCCAGTGAAGCTGAATGAGAGCTTGGATCTCAATATAAACAGAAGATAAAAATTCCTGTTGGTATTTCATTCAACACCTTTGCCCCAATCTATTTTCTTGTCCTGCAAATCTTCAACAAAAGAAAAAAACGTATCACCAGAATAAAGGTTTGAATGACTTTCTTGAGTGTATCTAAATGGCCTTGTTCGCTGCAAATCAATAAGCTTGCTTTCAAGCTTGGCTTGGATCGTAGATGTTTCTGGGCCATCTTGGATTAAAAGCTGATCCATATAGCCCTCAAACATATTAGTCAGGTTCGCGTTTCCCTGCACCCCAAAATAAACATACGCTGAGCGCCCGTGATATTCGTGAGCGAGCGCCGCAGTAACTATTGAGGTAGGGATGCCCGATAAAGTCAAACTTATGCCTGTGGCCTTTAAATCAGCCACTTCCTCAAGCCCAGATATTTGCAATAATTCCCCAGTGCCATAATAAGTTTGACTGTTAAGGGTTGTCGTTCCCACCCCCGTCCAAAACCGAAGGGGCGCGGCGGCGCTTGTGCTTGGATTGTAGAAGTTCAACTCAATCGCATAGAAAAGCTTTACCTCTGGTTGAAGCAAAGCTGTCTTGATTGTCGAATTAATATTTCTTGGCATGATGCCCCCTTATTTTTTTGCAGGGGCTTTCTTGCGCTTGGCTTTTGTTTCTTCTGGCCCCGCGTTGCCCTGCACCTCAATGGCTGCGCCGCGTTCAATCATAGACTTCGCCAGTTTCTTTTGCCAAGGCTTATCTAAAGGCAGAACCTCGCCCACCATATATTTTCGGGCTTCTGTTCCTGATGCGTTGCTTTCACCAGCCACGCTATAAATCATTTGTACTTGCTTCATAGATCCACTCCTTGAAGGGTGAGGGGGGCGGGTGGACGCTCCCCTCGTTTGCTCTTTATGAAGTTGCGTGTTTCAGAACGCGCATAGCTTCGGCAAGAACCACTTTACCACCGACACGGCGGCGAGCGATATAACGGACAAGGCCCGTTGCCGCTTGGCTGTATGGGTCACGCAATACTGAAAGCGCAACACGATCAACGATCATATATCCGCGACGGAAGTCACCGATTAGAACAGATTTCGCGCCAGAAGCCGCATCTGCTACATCAGGGGCTTCCACATATGGGATACCGATGATTGTGTTTGGAGCGCCAGACTGACCAGAGAAACCAGTTTGGAAAATGTACTGGCCCGCTGTGTCTTTCAACTTACGGATTATGCCCAAAGTTGCGCGGTTGAACATCATTGTAGCGTTGGCCGCATACTCTGATTTCAAGCCGTGAACCAAGTCCATCAGGTTATCGGTAGAGATTGCCGCTGATGCTGCACCTGTGGCGGTGTGGGCAACGGTGTTCCCGTTTGTGATACCTGTTGGCTTGTTTGTGCCATTACCAGCAATGAACGCTGCGCCTTCGCCCTTAGCAAACTGCTCTGCGAACTCTTGGTTCATTTCTGCTTCCATGTTGAAAGCACTATCTTCCAGCAACATTGAAGAAATATCGACCAGAGCGTAAAGCTCATGAGTGGCAATAGTATTCAAGGTTGTTGAATAACCAGTGGTTTCTGAGCGTGTGCCAGTTTCCGCAGTCCAAGCCGCCGCGAAATTTGCATCCTTTGTTGGGATTTCAATTTCTTTGGAGGTTGTAGCGCGAACGCGAGCAACAGAACGAACTGGTGAGATTTCAGTTACGATCTTGATTAACTCAGCAACATATTCCTCTGGAGCCAAGTTACCCGCTGTGGCGGCTGTTCCAACAGTCAACGCTTTAACTTCGTCGGCGTCTAAGCCTTCGTTGCCCTTACGCATGAAAGTGTCCCAAGCCTTAACAGCAATATCCACGTTCTTGGTTTCAACGCCAGAGTTTGGACGCTTCAAAAGAGTTTCAATGCCGTCAAGTTTCTCAGCGAAACCTTCGGAAGCTTTTTCTTGCTGAACCAGCTTTTGGTTTACAGTTTCAAAGCGGTCAAGATCGGCTTCGATCTTTGACAATTTGGCTTCAACCAACGGATCGGCATCGCCTTTCTTTTCGATTTCTGCAAGGCGCTGATCGTTTGTTGCTTTAAATTCTTCAAAAGCACCGTTCAGTCCTTCCAGATAAGTTTTGAGATTATCATCCATGACAATCAACCTTTCTGTTTAGGATTTAAGGATATTGGTTAGGCGATCTAACTCGCTTACCAGTTCAGAAGGCATTTCCTGAGCGCCAGCATCCCGCTGTTCCAGTGCCTTTGCTACAGCCGAAGCTGCAACCTTCGCCTCGCTTCTGGAAAGTTCCGCTGCATCCCGCAGGACTTCTTCCCATTCACGGACTGTTCTGTCGCTCTTTACCGCTGAAACCCTAGCTTTGGGGTTCATAGGAAAGGTCACGGCAGAAATCTCCATAAGGTCTACTGATTTCAAATAACGGCGCTTGCCCTTATCGTCATAATCATAGCCCTTTGCGTCGACGCGGTAACCGATAGACAAGCCATCAATCGCGCCCATTTTCATCAATTCATAAACTTCGCGGCCCCGCTGGGTTCCCATAGCCAAGCGGCCCTTTACCTTGAGCCCACGACGATCCTCTATGATCTCATCAAAGACCCCGATGGGTTCATCTGCGCGGTGCTGGTAAAGCATCTTTACAGCCTTAGCGCCCTTGCGGCCGATTGACTTAGCGAAAGCGCCCTCAACGACAACATCATTGCCAAGGTCTTTGTTTCCAAAGATTGAGCCGTATCCGCTGAACTCGCCTTTTTCTTCATCTTCCATCGCTTTAATGTCAAACCTGACGTCCAGCGTTTCATCTTTGAATTCAATATCGTCACTCATATCAATTTCCTTTGGGTCTTACTTGCCATGCATGGACAAGCAAACCGCTGTCCGTTGAGTTTTAACTTGTGAACGCAACTTACCATAGATAGATTTTCTTTTCCAGTATGCGGTCAAAAATCAATTTCGCGCCTCAAACGTAAATCACCAAGCCTACGTTCCACCATTTCAATCAAACCATACTCATCAACTTCAAGGCCAACGCACTCAGCTTTCATTTCAAGATAATCTTCCTTTGTTATTTTTTCCTGAGAAACTATTTCAAAAATTCTATCCGCGCTTTGCGTCATCAATGATCTCCTGTATCATTTCAAGGAATAAAGGATTTACCTTGTCTGTTTGCCCAGAAGCCCACAACGCAAAGCTCTCCGCGAACCATTCAAAGGCGCTCGTTTCAGCGTACCGACTAGCAAATTCTTTTGAACGTTTTTTCTTTAACCTATAAACTTTGAGCCAACGCTTTTTGAGTTCATCCTCAAATGGTCTGTCTGATGCGGAAACCCTACCCCTTTCAGAAACGCGCCGCTTATAAGTTTGATGGATTTGGTGCCCAAACTCATGATACATAGTTGATCTAAAATAATCCATTCCACCAGTTGAATACTTTTCAACAGTCCAAGGCTTTTTCCCCTCGCCGCCGAGTTTGTAATCTGTCACCGTTGGCAGCGAGATTGAAGCATATTCACGTTTTAATTCCCAAAGCTCGTCTGTGGCTTTGTTGAACCTGTCAAGCGCATCCGTATCGTCGAGACCATCATTTCTTGCGTCTAAGACCGCCCCGCGAGCCGCTAGTACTTCAATATCTAATTTATCTATTTTAGCTTTCAAATCAGTTCGTTTTTGAACGAGGCTTGCATCATTAGAGGTGTTTATATCTCCACCCCACTTGTTGAAATAATCGGTGTTGAAGCCCATAACTCCATCACCCATATTCGCTATCGTTTGCCCGTATTGAGAACCTGATCCGTTTATTTTCTTATAGCCCCTTACCCTTGGGATGCCAAAAAGATCAGAAAAGTAATTAAGTTCCTGATTTACAATAGCGATTGCAGTAGCAGCTTCTTTTGTAAGTGAGGCCCCGCCTTGGATTGCTGCAAAATCATTCTCACTGCGACCTTGATAAACTGCACGCAAAGCTTGGTTTGGTTGCTCATCGGCTTCTTTGAGCTGCTTTCTGAGGCTTGCTAGGCTTTCTTCTTTTGAAACCGTAGGAAAATCTTCGTTTCTTACCCCCTTAATTATCGGAAGCAACACCTCACGACCAACGGGTAAAGGCGCAAAAGGTTCAAATGGAGCGGGTGGCGGCGGCGGCGGTGGCGGTTGGGAAACGGGAACGTCATCAAAAATTGCGTCCTCATCGGTAAAGTAAACCGCGAGGCCCCTGCAATTTATATTGTTGCCCGCCCCTCCACTTCCGTCATGAGGGTATTTCATCTTTATGGTTTGACCATTGAAGGGTACAAGGAACGGCTCATCAATCCCTACTTCTTGCCCATTAGCCGCCGCATGACCCGATCTGGTTCTAGCATCACTAACTGAAACCCACCGTTTTTTCTGTGAGGGAAGGTTAAGCTCCCTTGTGGCCGCGTCAGTCGCATAGGACGCTGCTGCGTGGGTTTCTGTCCGAGCTATGGTAGTGGCCCTTGCTCGGCCCATTGCCCCTCCTGTGTACTCTTTTATGAGCTTGGCGGTCGGCCCAACGCCCAAAGCTTCATTATCCGCGACCTCAATCGCCCGTCTGATTTTATTTTTTGTTGTTTGGGTGACGCCCACGACCTTGCTTGCGCCTTCTTTAGCGTAGTATTGGAACACCAAAGCTTCAAATTGTGTTGCTCTCTTACGGTTTTCGACAACCCTTTGTGCAAATTTTTCTATAACAGCCGCATAAGAAGCCCGAAAGACCGCGCCAACTTCAGATTGCAAAGTGACGTTTGCATTCTCTACGCTTGTTCCAGCCTCATACGCAGCGGCGGCTCTGTTTCCCGCTGTTCTAAAAAGGCTTTCCATCTTTCTTGCCATTTGCTTTTCAAATTGAAGGCGAAGGCGGCTGACCTCCCTGATCTCCTTGGCAATGGAAACTCGGCTCGCGCCCGCTTTTATGTATACTGGAAACCCCATGCCCTGTTATAGCATTAAACTTTTTTTTGGTCTAACTGCATTTTTTTGTAAATATGGTATTTACATTTACCAAAAAGACAGGCATACAAAATGTATAGCAACTTTAAAACTAGGTAGATCAAATGGAAAATCAGATTAAAAAAGCTTTCTCCGGTTTAGACGCTCAAATGTTCGAGCGCCAACTGAAATGGGCCAAAGCACGAAAATCTGCAATCACAGAAATGTGGGCAGAAAAGAACAACACCCGCCAAATGAATTACGAAATTCTTTTTGAAATCGCAGGCGGCAAAACATGGTACAATCTTTTAGCTTATACAAACAAGATTGAAGAAGTTGTTCGCAAAAATATTGATAACCTGATTGCAAACCGAAACAACCGCATCATCAAAGCGCTTACCAAAAAAAGCATCACTGAAATCCAAGACTTTGAACTTGTATCTTGTGGTGATGGGTATGAGGGAACTTTCATAATTGATGGGAATGTTGTTTCAATAAATACCATCTTGGCAGGAGGCTATAACGTCCAATGCCTTCACCAAAGAACGCTCATCAAGATTAAGTAATCAATCGGGGGCTTCGGCCCCCACCAACCAATGGAGAAAAAAATGGATTTTATCGTTAAAACTCAAACTCTGGAAAACTACGGCGCTCACGACACCGATGGGAAGTTTTCAAGCGGAAACGCTTATTGGAAATTTAAAGGCGGCGATGACTACATCGTGAGTGATGTAAACCGTCCAGCCGATGCCATGGCCTATATAATGGCCGCTCATTCGTCAAACTGCATTTCAGTGAAGGTTATCCCCACAGATGTAATGACCATTAGCCAGTGGGAAGATGAGCTCGCGGAGCTTGATAAAGATTATGCAGTTGCCCTTTTAGAGCAAGCAATCAGGGTTTCACCACTCAAACATTGAACCTTTAGTATATCTAAAATTGTGGGGCTTCGGCCCCTTTTTTTGTCATTATGTAACTTTTTTGTAAATTAAGTATTTACATATATAAAAAAATAGAGCATACAGAATGTATAGCAACGGAGGAAGTTCAGATGATCAACACAGTTTTTCAAACCGCACTTGATAAAAGCAGCAAGTATATTGGCCGCACTGGCACTACCCACTGCGCAGCAAAGTTTCGGAACATCTTAGAAACTGAGTTAGGAAAAGATTGGGAGGATGCTTATTTCAAACAAATTCTTTCGCTTATCAAGAAACGCGGATCAGACATTATCTGGGATTAATCAATCGGGGGCGAAAGCCCCCAACCAAATGGAGAAAAAAATGGCACGTAGAAGTTACAAAATTTTCGGGATCAAAGACGGCGGCCCAGAACAGTGGGTCGATACTGTGAGCAACGCAGCCGATGGAAAGGCAGTTCATAACGCAATGAAGGCTCAAGGTTACTTTGATTATATTCGTTGCCGCGACTGCTTGGGTGGATTGCGTTTTGAATACAATTTGAAAACTGGAAGAAAGACAGCGTGAGGAGGCGTGATATGTCAGGAGCAACTGCATCAGAGTTCAACAAGTGGGAAGCCCACGCTAAGACCGTCGATGACGATGCGCTGTCTTACATCATTAGCGATTGCCGCCAAGCCCAGAACGCGATGCGGGGGTGGAACCCTGAGCGGGAAAACTACTATGCCGATCAGGGCATGACCTACGCTATGGAGCGCCTACGCCGTGAAGGCAAACTGCGCCGCCGTTAATCAACAGGGGCTTCGGCCCCACAGCCATTGGAGGTAACATGGCACATTCTCTTAAATTTTTACTTTCCCCCGAAGCCGCTAAAATGCGCCTTAATCGACTGGAAGGCAATATTCATTTCAACGGCGAAAATAAATTTGTCGTTCACATCGAAGTCCCGTCACTCGACGAAGATCGGCTTATAGAATTTGACGCCGTTACACACCAAGTGGCAATGGCGCGAGGTTACCGCTGGCTTGCCAATCACAACGCGATCACTTTTGCTGTTCGCATGGTGAAGGAAGGCGGCTCGCTTTCAAAGCCTTTTGGTATCTATGATGATGTCGAGCTTGGCCTCGTGGAAAACTATATCTAGTTTTTCTTTTTGGATTTGAGCGGGTGGCCTTCTGGCAAAAGATCAGTGTCAAACTTCCCCCGCTTGAACCTTCCCGTTCTTACGGCCCCCAAAAATACATTTACCCGCGCATAAGCCCACTGGTCGGCAGAACTGACGCTAGGGCGCACTGAAGATGGGTTTGTGTTGTAAGCCCCCACGCCTCGACGAAACACCGCCTCCAGCATCCTCTGAGTGACCCTCTTGCCTTTTTTATCGCCATGCTTTTCGTTATGGTCTTTGACTTTTTCCGCTAAACCTTTTTTGACCGCTTCTGAAATTTTCGCTGGCGCTTTTTCCTCAAGCGGCAAATCTTCCATAAATGAAACCAACTCGTCAGCCTTATCACGCTCTTTATCTAGCTCCCGAACCTTACGTGCAGCCCAAGACTGCCCCTCGTCTCCACCCCAAAGCAACCAAGCAACCAATCCCGCACTGGGCCAACCAGCCTCGCCCCTGCGGAAGCCCTCTGCTCTTTTGTCAACCTCATGTCTTGAGAAGTAACTATGCATTCTACGGACGGTTCTGGGGCTAAGCCGCTCTTTCGTTTTAAGCTGGTTTGCCCTAGCCACACCGACCTGAGTGCCGCCGCGCCCATATTCCTTGCGAAGCGCAAGACCGCGAGTTGCGTTTGAAGCCATCGCGTCCGTTGGCGTTGTATTTACATCACTTTCAGCCTTGTCATCTTCTTCATCATCATGGTGGGATTTTTCCTTTTCCCGATGACGCATATCATCTGGACTTACGTACCGATCAGGATAATTCCTTTTATCACCTATGAGATCCTCGTATTCACCATGAGTATCGCACGGCATAAATACAAGGGTTCCGTCAACTGTATGCTGATGACTTCCAACACAACCTATTTGTGCGGCGCGATCCGATGCTTCGGCTCTGGTTGTAAAAGTGTCCTTGGCTACTTCACTCTTTTTTTTTATTTCTTCTTCGCCGTAGGCTTGTTTACCTGCTTCTTCTGGGTCTTGCCCTTCGTCTGCCGCCACTTCTGGACCACCCAATGGGAAGAGGTTTGCGGCAATGAAGACTTCGTCACCTCCTGTGATGGGTTCAAGGCCCAATCTTTCACGCGCTTCATTACGTGAGATAATTCCATCTCTAACCGCCGAAGTAACATTTTCATAAACTCTACGCCTCCGCTCTGTCATGGCTGGGATGGCGTCAATATCATATAAAATCGATATATCATCACCAAACGCTGGGGCCAGCCATTCGTTTAAATCGCTTTCAATCCTACGCGCCAAGGGAATAATGGTTTCTTCATAAAGCGCCAGACGCGCTTCTTGAACATTTGCATAGGTTTGAGCGTCTGGAATACCAATAAGCTGAGAAGGAACCCCAAAACAAAGCGCAATATCTTTCGCGGTCATGTTCGCTTGGTTCATAAAATCCATGTCCTTTGGCGACATGCCCATTTCTTTCCATTCAAAATCACCCTCAAGTAGCATGGGGCGACCCGCGTTGTTTACGCCCTTGAAGCGATTTGCCAAATCACTTTGTAACTGCTCGCGCTGGCTATCTGTGAGTAAAAGTCTATTTCCCGCATCGTCTGCTGGCTTGAAAACTATTGCCCCTGATGGTCTGGCACCATTTGCTAACAGCGCAATGTTGTGCTTCGAAACCATGTTGTTCTGGTCAATAGAAAGAGCCGCCGCCGCTAGGGGGGAAAGACCCTGATAATCGTCAAGAGGGTTCCAGAGCTTAAAATGCTTTACCTCTGCGGCTCCCGTTACTGGATCGGCGGGGTAGGTTTTCACTACCTCTTGTCCAAGCTTGTATTTGTAAGACTTTGGGATTGCCGTGCTACTTGGCTCGATTTCAATTCTATCTGGGCGCAGAATATGCAACTCTCTCGGAGCGCCGTTAACATCTGATTGCAGTGCATAAGAGTTTCCAGACAAAAGCAAGTAAGAATAAAGGCTTTGGAAGTACTCAACGCCAGCTTGTAGTGGGTTTGGCCGCGCAAGTAGTGAAATCAAAGGATGTGCCTCAAGCTTTATATCGCCCTGATAAACACAAAAAGGGATTGAAGCTGCCCCGTTAGCGATTTCATTAACGCAACGGTAAACGATTGCGTTTTCTTTATACCCTTCTTGAGCAAAAGTTTTAAAATTATCTTTTTTTGTTCCGCTGTATGTGGGGCCACTGATATGAACCTGTGGCGCTTCCTTACGCTCAAAGGTTTGACCTCTGCCAAATGCAGCCGCAATATTGTCTAAGATGCCCATTAACTTATTCTCCAGACGGGTTGCCCTGTTGACCTGTTTAACTCAGTAAGCGCCCAAACCAAAGCGTCTAATCTATCGGGGGATTTCTTTGACTGCGGAGTGTAGCTAGTCATTTGATCTTCAAGCTCCCTAAATACACCACAATGCGAAACCTTACCCTGCTCATACAGCGCCGCAATGGGCTCTGCCCTTAATATCTTACCCCTCGACGCCCTGACGGGGGTGTAGGGAACACTTCTATCTATAGTTCTTATCACTTTTTCAACCAAATCGCCACCGTTGTTTACTTCCGCAACTATTCTATCTGCCTTCCATTCGTTGAAAGCAGACACCGCCGCTTGCGCCCAAGTGTCAGGTGAACCCCTGAGTGATCTGTCATCTAAAATATAGAACCTCTCGTCAACGCCTCGGCCCGCAACAACGATCCCAGTTTCGTCGCTGTTTTCATTTCCAGTTACCGCAGGATCAATAGCAACAACTATTCTTTTCATCTGGGGTGCATTCTGCTCATCAAGGTTAGCTTGCTCAATAATCCTATGGTTCCAGAGCGCACCCTCAATATCATCTAAAACCTCAGCATATAACTCTTGGCGTCCCAGCCTTGTACCTTCATACTTTTCTTTAAGTTGCTCAAGAGCCGCCGCCGCTAGATTTTCTTGATTTTCAAATGTCGAACCCCTCGTGACAGCCGTTCCCTTTCTTTTCAGCAAATTTTTGATGATCTGGTTTGGCTTTGGCGTTGTTGTTATTACGCATTGAGGATTATCGCCAAGGCGCAACCCAAACATTAACTGATCAAAAGCTTCTGGGTAAACCCAAGCAGCTATCTCATCACACCAAGCGCGATGGAACTGAGGCCCACGTAATCGCTCAGGCTCTGCCGCAGAAAACCCTTGGATTATAGAACCATTAAAAAGTCTGATTTCTTGGGCGCTACTGTTGTAACCTTGACCCCTTCCAGCCAAAAGGCATTCTCTTGGAAGGAATGACAAAATTCCACTCTCACCCCCAAAGGCAACTCGCTTCAAATCACCAAACGTAGGAACAACTACCGCCACCCTTACATTGGGGTTTTTGAGCGCATATAAAGCCGCGTCAGTGCCTCCTGTTCTTGTCTTGCCCCAACCGCGCCCAGCTAAAATTAACCATACTGCCCAGTCTCCTTTGGGCGTGAGCTGGCTATCCCGCGCTGTATCGAGCCAATCACTGTATAGTGACGTTAGCCCCTTGTGACTTTGACGCGGCAAGCTCGTCCAGTTCTTCAATAATTCTTGAGAGACTTGCGGGGATATGTTCATCAGTTGTTACTTTCGTTATCTCACCAGCTTCACCAAGCGCCAGCTTCCCCATCTTTTGGGCCTTCAAACCCGCTTCGGTTAAATCTTTCATTTCTGTGAGGGATAAAAATAATTCCTCAACGCCGTTTTCCTCTGCCTCAAGTGTGGTTCTGACCTTTCGACCTAAGGAACTCAGAACTCCTTGAGCGATAAATAAAGCTTTGCTGTCAAGCCTTTCACCTTGCTTTGCAAACCTCTCAGCCCTGACCCTATTTCGCTCAGAATTGAAAACAGCTTGCCACTGGTTCCTTTGCTGCTGCCAATCTTGGCTTACTGATTTGCGGTAAAGCGTTGCTCTTGAAACGTTGTGTGACTTACACAGTGCATCGACGGTTGGGTATGATCTGACCCCTTCGGCGTCCTCAATACCCTCAACATATTCAAGCCTTAGCTCCTCAAGTTTTTGATCCGTAATTTTTTCAGTCATATTGCTTACCGTTATCAGTTTTTCCCAATCACTGTCTCAATATAGCGATTATAGCAAAAAATACTAGCCTTTGGTCTTGGAGCTCATGTATGCTTGTTTCCATTTTATTTTGAGCGCCGCCTTTTCCTTACCCGCCCAAGGTCCACTTGTTTGAACTTTCTTGTAAACCTGTACAAATTTTGGAAACTTTTCCGCTAGGATTTCCTGTCCACGATTATGTAGCTCAATCGTTCTGTAGGTTTCACATCCACCCTTCGCATTAGTTGCGCTTGGGTTCACTCGGTAGTGATTAAATACAACATTCTGGAAGCCGCGAGTGAGCAGCTGCAAATTTACATAGAAATCTTCTGGCATCAGTTCGTACTGCTCCCCCCAATCTATTTTTGACGGGTCAAACCTCTCACCGTAAAACACGTTGGTATACATTCTTGTGTTGAAGCTTAGTGGCTTAGGGTTCGGTGGCGTGTTGTGGGTTGAAAGGGAGCCGTGAATATACCCACCGTCGAGAACCTTACTGATTTGCTCGAACAAGGTTTGCCAGTTTTTTGGTTGCATCTTTTGAGCTTTAAGCTCCGCGTCCATCCTGACAAATTTTAAGTCATCGTCTAAAACCCAATGCCGCTTTCCCGCGTAATTCTGCGCAATAATTTTTCGAGTTAGGGCAATCCCTTTGGTTCCCGATGGCAAACACTGAACTTCGACGTCTGGGTGCTTTTGTTTGGCCTCATCAAACTCGTGCTCTTGAACCCAAAGGCAAATAAAGTTCCAGTAATCTTTTGGTATTTCTTTATATGTAACTTGCCGATCTAATCTGCCTAGAGTTGGTATAGCAATTTGTATCATTAAGCGTTCAAACCCTTTAAATCTTCCCGTGTTTTAATAATATCAAGCTCCTCACTAGCGGTTCCGCACTTACCCATATGCTCCCGATAATAACACACCACTGAGACGCGCTCGTATGGCCGTGTGGCGCGTATTTCAGTATTTGCATGCCATTCATGAACATTGAAAAAACAGACGTCTGTGTTCCTTACATCGAAGCCGAGGCGGTATCTTGGCAAGCAAGTGAAGCCGCCATCAAACTTTCCAGTTTGCAGAACAGCAATATTACCTAACCCACCTTTAAAATCACCCGCATCACAATGGATTGCGGTCCGAAAATTTTTGTTTACTGTAACGGTGGTGAAAACCGTATCCCCAATTAAAAAGTCTTTATTGGTTTTATCCGCTTCCCCCTTTTGTGCCTCCCAACGATCTGGACACGCCTCCTGAAACAGGTCCGATATTTTCTTTATGTAAGGATATGCGCCTTGGAACTGGGAAAAGTTCTTTTCAGTCCACGCGGTTTGGCGGCAAAAAGGGTGGCGTAAGGTTCTATCGAAGTAACCTACGATGCCTGAGTTTACATTTTTTGCGCGTGTCTGCTTTGAGAGGGTGCCATCCTCCCGAACAACCTTAAATCTCTTTTGCTTCCCCTTGAGCTTTGTCATCTGAGAATGGTTCCGCAGCGTGGGATCATCCTTAATTTCAAACTCACCAGCGGCATCGCCCCTGTTGTTCGTTTGCTGCGCCGCGCCTCTCAGGTTTTGATATGCAGCCTTACACAGAGAATTTGGGATGACGTTTTTTCTAAACATAAAAAGAGGATTGCCATCGGCGTCATAAGCATCACAATCATAATCAATGATATGATCTATCTCGCTGTCATCTATGAAGGTTCCAGCACGTTCAGCCCAGTCCTCAAAAGAACCGTGCGCTTTAGCTTCAAATATTTTTATACCCATCTTCTACGACCTTAAAAATTGTATCGCTCAAATTTTCTGTACCGAAACGTTCTTGTAGTTTTTCTGCCATTTCTCTGAAAACTGGCTCTGTTTCTGTATTTAGGTATATTAGCACCATTTTGACATGAGCGGAATTTAATTCACCAAGCAAATTTTCTTCGCTCGCTTCACTTTCTTCATTTTCAAACTGATCATCATCATCTTCCCACTCTAAAAATTCATCTGAGAAGCCGGCAATATCTTCTAAGGAAAAAGAAGTTGATGTTAAATCCGCATCAAGCTCCATCAGCCTTGAAAACTCTTGCTGCAAAAGGTCTTTGTCCCATTCGGAATATTCTGCAGTTTTATTATCCGCTATGCGATAAGCCGCCTTTTGCGCGTCTGTAAGGCCCTCAGCAACAACAACCGGCGCAACCTGATAACTCAAAGAAATCGCCGCTGCCAGCCTTGTGTGGCCCGCTAAAACAACATTTTGCTCGTCTACAACAATGGGCTGCTTCCAACCGAACTCACGCAAACTTGCCGCAACCTTCTCGATGGCTTTTTCATTTTTTCTTGGGTTAAACTCATAAGGTTTAATCTCAGATAGATTTATTTCTTCAACTTTCATATTTCACCTAAGCCTTTGAACAGTAAACATTTGAAACCCAAGCGCCCTTGGTTTCCGGTCTATAATCAACGTTTGAAAAAACACTTTTCAAAAACGCTATCAATTTTTTGTATTTCTCTTTTGTTTTGATGTCATTCAAGTGCGCGTGATGATACTCAAAAATTATCTCTCTTATATTTTTAAAATTTTCTGGCTTGATAGCTGTTAAAATCTCATACTCAGCACCCTCAACATCTACCTTCAAAACTGTCGGGTTCATTTCCTCAATAATTTTATTGATGTTCATGCAAGCGACAGGAGTTGAGTATCTGCCTCTTTTTTCAATTAGCGAATGCGTTCCTTTGTTTTGTTTTTTGTTTACTGAAAGAAAACGCTCTTTATCGTTATTTCCTACGACCGCGACATTGTAAGGCTTAACATTTTTAACATTGTTCATTTGCAGATTTTGATTAGCGATCTCAAAATTTGTTGGCTCTGGCTCAAATGAATAAACAAATTTGCATTTTTCGGAAGCAACCACAGAAAAAACACCTATGTTCATACCTAAATCAAGGCATACATCTTCAGATCGAAGGTTTAATTTTTTATATTCACTACCCGAAACTTCTTTAACAACAAAGCTGTCGAGCGTTTCAGAGCGAACCATGAAGCTTCTATCTTTGTAGGTGAATATTTCCCGCTGATAATTATCTTCCATTTAGAAATCCTTTTACATACTGACAAATTTGTACCGATTTTTTTACAGTATAGCAATGGAATAAAAAAACCCCCTCGTCGCAGTGCGTAACCTAGCCGGAGGGGGTGGAAGTTTGTGAAGCAGAGGGTCAGGCGTCTAAGCCCCTGTCACTGGATCGTACTTCTATCTTGAAATCATATCAAGACCATTCTTGTAAGCGTCAATATCAACCTGTGAAACTAACCCCTGATCAAGAAGCTGATTAGCACCCCCGCCAATGATATAGTAGTCAGCAACGGGTTCACGAAGTTTTATCCTCTTTGCATTAATAGCAAGGGGTGCAAGTGAAAAATCAGAAAGATCGCTTGCCATTTCCGGTTCAGGTCGTTCAATTTCTTTGATCGCTGTCATAAAATTTTTGATCGTTGGCCAAGTTCTCGAAATATTATTTTTCCTGATATGTTGAGCCATATTTCCCAAAACAGATTTCAGATAATTTTCATTCATTTTAGAGGGGAGCTCACTATTTATATCCTCGACCATAAAAACCATTTCCTCACGCGCCTTGATCTTATCATATGCTTTCGGAACTTCAAATCTAGCTAGAAAATCTTTAAGCCACATTGCAATAATATGCTTACGCCCTTCATAGTTCAGTGGGTTTTTCATTTTAACAAGCCTCCATTTGCAACGCCCATAACGCCCGACATGATTTCATCCATCTGTTGCTGCGTCGAAAGATCCTCAAACCCTGACCTTTCTTCAAGCTCATCATCCCATCTACCTTGATTAAGCCAAGTTGCTGCATGGGGAATAAATTTTGGGTCTTTTAAGGTTTTTATGCAGTGATTTGCATAGGCTACAGCTTTCTCAATGATTAAATATTCGTCGCCTGTTTTTTTCACAGCCTTAACGAATGAAGCCTTAGCAGCACCCTTTCCAATTTTTCTTGGATAATATTCCCAAAAAAGATCAAAACCACCTTCTTTCAATATTTGATCATAAGATTGGTTATTATTACTGGTTATAGTTACTTGGTTATGGGGGTTTCTTTCTGAAACTGGGGGGGGTGTCTCAGTGACACTGGGGGGGTGTTCCGCTGATACCCCAAACTCAAACCCTAGAATGTATCTATTTGAAGTGTCACTACCATTATTTCTCTGAGCTTTTTGCTTAGAAACAAGGCCCGCGTCTTGTAAATATTGGGTGCAACGGATTACAGTTGAACGCGAAAGCTCTGTATCAGAGCAAATTTTACTTATGCTTGGAAAGCATCCGAAGTCTGGATTATGCCTGTCTGCTAAAGCCAGAAGGGTCAGCTTCTGCGTTGAAGTTAGGCCGCGTTGCTTCCACGCCCAGTTAATAGCTTCAAAACTCATTTTTTACCTCACTTTGTTTTGTTGCACTTGCCTTTTAAACTTAAATTGCTATAAACACAAATATGGGTTTACCTCCCCATAGTTGCTTTGGAGCCGATTGCAGTTAGTCCCTGCTGTCGGCTTCATTTTTTTGGTATGAAGTCCTTTCTAAATAGGTTTCTATTTTGGACATTGTATTCCTTGAGGGCTGACCGCCACGCATGATCCTCGAAAGAGCCGCGTAAGTCATATCTATCTCCGAAGCCACAACCCTGAGCCTACGGTCAACAAGGGCACCCCTGATGCTCTCTAGCCTTTGCTGGTCGGCGTTAGTCATTTTTTTTCCTTTATCGCAAATTTATGCTTTACTTTTGCTCATATATAAAAGAAAGTAAAGCTCTAACTTGTAGAGGAAATGTAAAATGAAGATTACCAAGACGCCACCATTGTCATTTGTAAAAATTAGACTTTGCAATGAAATTATCAAAAGAGATGGCGAGCTTCGTCAGAAAGCTGACTTAGGCGAAATCACTCACGAACAATATTTGCGCTCAACCTTCCCCGCCCAAACAATGTCGTTCATCGACGATGCGTTTGCTAAAGCAATCGATGACTGGAACGGCGAGAGGGATGGGTCATGAGAATAGATACTGGAACTCTCACATATATTTCTGAAATGCTCACCGATCATGCGGATGATCTTGAAACATTTTGGGATACACTTGATGGCGAAACTGACGTTATGGATATGGTTGGTTCAGCCGTTTCTGATCTTGTGGATGCAGAAGGTGACGAGGCCAAGCTGGATCATATTATAAAAAAGTACACACAGCGCCGCGATGCTGTCAGAGCGCGTCAGGAGGGTCTCAAGAGAGCCCTTAAATCTATTCTGCTCGCAACGGGTCAGAAGAAGATACCCCACCCCCTAGCCACTGTTTCGCTCCGCAACGGAACGCAAAGTGTGCTCATAGAAGATGAAAAGGAGATACCAACACAATTATGCAAAACAACCGTCACCCCAGACAAGGCAACGATCAAAAGGTTGTTGACATCAGGTGAGACAATCAGCGGTGTAAGTTTGGTGACTGGGCCGCAATCAATAAGTTTAAGGATGAAATGATGGAAAATAACAATCACATTACAGCTTTTGCTATCGCGCAAGCAAATATGGAAGCCGCTATCAAAAGCGCCAAGAACCCTTTCCTTGGGAACAACTACGCTTCACTTGATAAAATTCAAGAGAAGGTTTTTCCCGCCTTCCACGCGGAAGGGTTCGCTGTCGTTCAAGAGGGCGGCGCTGATGAGTTTGGAGAATACATTGATACAAAAATGGTTCACCAGACAGGTAACTTCTTCAATTGTAAGGTTTATCTTCAATATAAAAAATCAGATATGCAGTCTTTAGGGGGCGCTATAACCTACGCTCGGAGATATGGGCTGTTATCTGTAACTGGACTTCCAACAGAAGATGATGATGGCAATACAGCTATCACTAAAGAGGAAGCCGAAAAGAAGGTTTATGAACGGGCAACCAAGCTCGAAAAATGGCTGCATGAAAATTGTAACAGCAAGCGCGATCTGGAGCTTCAAGAGAAGAACGCTAATGCAGTTTTTTCTGGGCTGCTTGAATTTAACAAAGGGTATGCGGGGCAGCTTATCGCCCTTTGGGAGGAAAAAGAAAATGAAATTATATCGGGGTTTAAGTAAATGACTTTAAAAATTACTGCTATCGGCAACATCACACGCGACAGCGAGCTTAAAAACCTTGGGGATAGTGAGGTTTTAAATTTCAGCATTGCTAGAAATGACCGCCGGACAAAAGAGGTAACATTTATTGATTGTTCTATCTGGGGTAAGCTGGCAACTTCCCTCGCCCCTTACACTAAAAAGGGGCAGCAAGTTTATGTCGAGGGTGAACTCACGACCCGCGAATATAATGGGAAAACCTATATTGGTTGCCGTGTAAGAGATGTCGAATTGTTAGGCAACAATGCCAAGCAACAGGCCGATGAAGGCCGAAGCCAAGGTTATGATCAGGGAAATCAAACCCAAGGCTCAAACAGTCGTGACGTAGACGACGAAATCCCATTTTGAGGTAACTGAAATGAAATATACCATCATTAAAAAAATACAGCCAAACGTAACCAAGGGAAGCACTGGCTCCACAGTTAAACTGCATGTTGGAAAGCACTCTACATTTTCCTGCGCTATTTCAGAAACAGTGATGCGAAGGGCAAAAATTGTTGTTGGAGACAGGTGCACATTTCAGCACGTCAAAGATGACCGTGGAACAAATTACCTTTTATTGGAAACTGATCCTTCTGGTTACAAAATATCAACAACCAAAAGCAATGGCTCTAAACATGCTCATGCGGGTGAATACACTAGAGCATGCGTTAAAACGCAGACAATTGAAGATTTCATGCTGGATGATTTCAGCCAACCAGCCCACTACAACGATGATGATGTTGAAGTCGAGACTGGTGCAATCTTTTTTCCATTCCCTAAAAAGAGAAGGTTGTTTTCAAGATGAGTGCTAAGCCAGTTAAAAAGAAAATGGGTCGCCCTTCGAAGCTTCAATCTGAACTGAACGCCGCTTTGAGTAAAATTGAAACCCTTAGGTTTGCTTTAGAAAACACCAAAGACGATGCAAACCATGCTAGGGAAAATGAGGAAAACGCGGTCAACCTTGCAAACAAAATCAACATTGAAAGGATGAAAGCGGAAGAAAGGGTTGCGGACTTAGAAGAAAAAATGTCCGAAAGCTTAGGTATGCTTAACATGAAGCAGTTAGCCTTTTTGCGTATTACATCATCTTTCTTTGGCGAACAGCCATTCCCAGATGTCGAAGATAAAACCTAAAATCCAAGTGGAAAAAAGAGATGGGCATTTTTTGCCCATTTCTATTTATGACGCGGAAACTATTGAAGGTTTCCCAGATGGTCAGCTTTTTGACGTAAAGCCAGTCTCAAGGCGCTCAGACCCCCACCACAAGCTGTATTGGGTTGTTCTAGGTAGGGTCGTTAAGCAAACTGGCGCTTGGGCCACAGCTTCGCATCTTCACGATGATTTGAAGATGATATGCGGTTTTTACAGAACGGTAGTAAATCAAACAACAGGGTCTATTTACTACACACCTGACAGTATTGCTTACACAAAGATGGATCAAAAAGCTTTTTCAGTGTATTTTGAAACTGCGATGCAAAAATTATCGGAAACGATTGGGTTTGACCCAATGGAGGTTTTGGATGACAGGTAAACCGAAAATACCAGAGGCGCGGGCTAAGATTGAAGAAGTCTTAGACTACCACAATATTCAAGTAGAAACGCGTATTAAGTTGCGAGAAGCGTTGGGGCTGATGTATCGAGACAAATACAAAGAAAGGAAAGCTCCCGTCAAAAGCAGAAAAATGACCGCTTATATTCGTGACGCTATCAAAAAAGAAGTAACAAAAAACCCAAGCAAGGATTTACAAACAATTGCCACCGAGTTGCGGGTAAACAGTGGTCGGGTTTCTGAGGTTCTTGCGGGGAATTTTGACCACCTATGAAAAATCTTGCAAATCCAAACCCAATGAGGAGCTTAGGGGAGCCATGCCGAAAATGTGGCGCGGCACCTTCAGAAAACTGCAAGCACAGCAATTCAAAGGAAAATGATGTCAAACCTGATGAAAAAGCCCCCGCTTGGATTGAAGAAGCCCAAAAATAAAAAAGACATTGCTTTCTTAAAATGGATTAGGGAGCAGCATTGCGTTGTGTGTAAAACTTTTGGCGAGGTGCAGCAAAGCCCAACGCAAGCCCACCACCCTATTCACAACCGATATGGAACTCACAAGCGCTCTGATAATACAGCGATACCACTGTGCGAAGGTCATCACCAAGGGCTGTTTGACAGTAGCAAAACAGCGTTACACAGGGAACCTAAGCTTTGGCTCGAAAAGTATGGCCCTGACTGGTCTTATTCCCAAGAAACAGAAATGTAGAGAACCGGCCCACGGGCGGGGTGACAGTACTGTTTTTGTATCTTCATCGTATGAACTTGTTTATCGTCTTGAATTACCCCATGGGCTCCTGAGATCCCATCAAGAGCAGCTTTCGCTATATTGTCGACATCCGGCTTAACCATATGCCGTATCGCTCCAAACTCAGCCGCAAGCCTTTTCTTCTGGGGCCAAGACTTCGGTATCTCCATAAAAGCGATTATCTCCACGTAAACAGGCTTGTCAGTTGCTACACGTGATTGCTGACGCATGACCGCCCAAGTGGCTGCTTTAATTCGGCCCTCATACTCTTTTGTTTTTGACGGTGTATAAGCGCGACCTGTTCTTGTGAACCTTGGGCGACCCTTTCCTTGAGGCTGTCCAGATACTTCTATTTCGACTTTATTCATCTTCTTTTCCATTTTTTTTGTCATTATGTAAAAAAACTATTTACATTTGTCCAGAGCGAGAGCATAAGAGTAAATGCAACACTTACAAAAGAGGTTAAAAATGTTGGACTTTACGACACAGATTGACGAACTTTCTCAAGCATCAATAGACGCTGCTTGCTTTGAAGTCATGGAAAAACCACTCAAGGTAGATGGCTACGGAGAAATCCCAAAATTTAAAGCTTTGTTTCGCGGTGATACAAACCAGCTTCTCCACGTTCACAACGAAAGCTACACCGTGCTTTCAAATGAAACCGTCATTAACGCTCAGTACGATGCAATCAAAAAAGCAAATATTAGCGGTGACTTTGACTTCAATGTAACTTCACTCGACGATGGCCGTAAGCTGAAAGTCGAGGTTCTTTTCAACGATATTGTTACTGAGCCAGAAGTTGGTGATTACGTTAAGTTTCGGGCCACCGCCTTCAATAGTTACGATGGTTCTTGGGCATACCAAAATCAAACTGATGGATTGCGCTTGTGGTGCACTAACGGTTGCACTAGCGCAGACACGATTGCCCGCATATGGGCGCGTCACACAACTAATCTCAATATAAGCTCAACCGTCAATCAAATTGAACGCGGCCTAAATATATTTCAAAACCAAAAAGAACTTTGGGATAATTATCGCTCTACAAAAATAAACGTTGAGCAAGCGCACCAATTTTTCAAAACTGACGTTGTTCCTGTGAAGTCAAAAGCGGAAGAATTTGCTTTCAACAAAAAACAGGTAAACATTTTGATTGAACAGCTTTCGCAAGAAATGTCGGGGTTAGGTCGCAACAAGTGGGCGCTTTACAATTGCCTTACGCACTGGGCGAGCCACACAGACGGCCACAAGATCCCAGAGGCGGTTACACGGGATCGTGAGCAAATCATCGCCCGTGCTATTAACAGCCGCGCTTGGGCTGACTTGGGCTGATATCGGGGGGGGCGCTGCCCCCTTCTTTATTATTTTATGGAGGTAAAAATGTCAGCAACTGCAAAAAATCACGCTTGGGTAAACCTGTCGTATCGCTCTTGGGAAATAGACGTCCTTGTTTGCGAAGAAGAAAATGATCCAACCCCAAGGCTTTGGCATGGTAGTCGCGCCCAAAAGCTTTCTGCTCGATTGACGAAAGAGCTCATGGAAGATTTTGGTGAAGATTTCTTCTGGGATGTATTAACATCGAATAAATGGGGAACGATATGAACGATAAAATGCAATTTATGATGGACGCGCATGAAATGCACGTTGATTATATCACCGATAATGACCAATCGCTCACATATGATGAAGCGCAAACTTTGGCTTGGGAGCAAGGTATGAAAGGTTTGCTCGATTTTTTAGATGCAGATGTAAATAAAAAATCTGAGCTCGCCTCGAAGCTTCGGGGGGCTTTGTGATGGAAACTCATAGGAAAAAAATACTCTCATACCTTCAGCAAACCAATGGGGGTCTAAGCTCTTGGGAGGCAATCCATATGTTCCGCTGCACAAGATTGGCGGCGCGTATCGCTGACCTCAAGGATGAGGGTTATAGAATTGAAACCACGATGGAAACGTCAGACCTCAATGGAAAAAGGTTTGCCCGTTATTTTTTACTGGGTGAAAGATAACACCCACCGTAAGCCATGAGTGCGGCAGGGGGGGGTTTTACAATTGTTCCCTCCCAACCTTGGCAGTCCGAGCCTTACTCCATAGGGTGATCGGGCATGGGTCAGCTTTTCTTTTCCTAGATTTTCCAAAGGCTGGCCCGTTTATTTTCTATTAATACAATTTTTTGTAAATAAACTATTTACAATATGAAAAAACTCAGGCATACTACCCTTATCGAAACGGAGGAAATTAAAAATGAAGTTCACTACTGCTCACGAAGAAAACATCTTCAATCAAGCCACTCACTTTGTTGCTGTTCGCGGACGCAATCGTTTCAACCGCACCCGCGATGAGTTTCCTTGCATCGAAGAAGCGAAAAAATTTGCTTCAAACTTTGGCGATAATCGCACAATGATTTACGCTGTTAACCAACATGGGTCAGCTGCCCATATCTGCAACGCATAGGAGGTAAAACTATGTTCGACAACCCTACAAACCGCAATCGTGTTAAGCATATCGGGGAAACCCTAGACAAGCTTGAAAAATCTGCTTCAAGCAATCGCGTCACACCCGATGAAGTTGCGCAGATGCTGCTGCCAGTTTTAGATCGGTTTGCAAAGATCAAAAACTCTGGCGATCAAATGCGCCCGCAATCTGAAATCGTATCCGAAGCATCCATGCAATCAGTCGGTCATTTAAATAGTGCAGTTTACCCACATGGCAGACCGCATAACTGGACAACAATCAAGGAGTGCGCTGAGAACGCGCCGCTCAAAGACTTGACGGTTGCGCTGACTGTTTACATGAACCGCGTGGAGGAACTTACCAATGACTAATTGGAAGCAAGACCTAATCATTTTTACAATAATCGGTTCAGCCTCTTTAGGCTGGATCTTTGCCGCAAGCATGGGGTGGGCCTAATGACTGACTGGAATGAACTTCTCGAAAAACAAAAGGAGGAGCGCTTAGCGCTCTTCCAATCTAAAATAGATCAAGGCTTCACTCCAAGCCAAACCGCTAGAGAGTTGGGTATGAGCCGCCAATCTGTTTACCAGTTTTGCAAGGTGCACAATCTCACGTTTAAAAATAAGGATGTCATAGAATGATAACTTCAGCAATGTGCCTTGCTATGGCGATTTATTATGAAACCCGCAATGAACCGAACCCTGACGCTGGGATTGCTGTTGCGGAAGTAATCTTGAACCGTGTCGAAGATCGGCGTTGGCCCGACAATGTTTGCGCCGTTGTAAAGCAAGACAAAGGACCGAAAGCTCACGACTGCCAGTTTTCATTTTATTGCGACGGCAAGCCAGAGCGCCCCAAACACAAGCAAGCGTGGCTGAGAGCTCAGGAGCAAGCCACACAGTCGCTTAATGGCAATTTTCTTGGCCACGGTGCGCTTTACTATCACGCCGACTACGCGAGGCCTATATGGCGTCACAGTCTCGACCTACTTGGAAGGGTTGGAAAGCACATCTTTTATACAGACATGGAGGTAAATGTATAATGTCCAGCAATCTTGATCACTGGTATCCACCCGCAACAGTCAGAAAAAATGAACAAAAAGATTGTTGGGAATACAGAGTAGGAAAAAACAGTTCGCAGCTTATAGTTCACAGGGGAACTAAGTGCGTTCATAGATTTTTTGAAACCCGAGTAGAAGCCACAAACTTTGCCGAAGATGAATTAAAAAACCATCAAATAAGCTCAATAACGATTTACAGCAAAAATGGTGATGTATCTTCCCATAAGAAAAGCCGACTTCATAAAGCCATTCAAGAATACAAAGACGAAGCGGTAGAGGAATATAGGCAAGAACTTGCGCATATGGAAAAATACTATGGGGAAAGATTTTATAAACTAGAAAAGAAGGCGCAAAAATGGGACCAATTGAAAAGTCTGGTTTCTTCAAATGGAGGTGAAAATGCCGAAGCTTGAGACTTGGGATCAAATAAATGAACGGCATGAAAGAGAAAAGATTGATTTAGTCGCATCTTTTGCCAAGATGAATTTTACCCAAACAAAGGCGGCTTTGATCTTAGGAATGGAACGTGGGCATCTGAATAATTTTGTGAAGCGCCGCAATATTGATTGGCCCAATATGCAAAGGAGGCACTATGAAGAAACTTACACCCCAAGATCGCGCACATTTGGTTTTTCTAAATCGTCAAGTAGATCGTCTACAAGATGAAAGCTTCCGCTTAGACCCCCACCCCAATGTTAAGCATGACTTAGATCGTGCAAGGCGTGAGCTAAAATCGTTTACTTTATCATTGCAGAAAGAAGGAAAAAATATCTATGGATGAAAACCTGATAGCGGCCAAAATGAAAGAAATGGCAAAATCAGACATGAAGTACGTCAAGGCCAAAGGTTCTTTGGGAGACAATCCATCTTGGGGTAAGAGCAAAGATTTTATTGCAAAGCAAAAGCACGGAGGTCGGCGTGGGAGGCCAGATGGATATAAAACAAAAATCAACAAGCTTTTAGATAAAGATATGACCACCGATGAAATTGTGGCAATATTGGATTGTAGCCGTAATATTGTAAATCAATATCGAAGGAAGCGGAAACTAGAACAGAACGCCGCGTCCTCCCATGCGGCGTAGATGAGGGGTTGGTTGGTTCCCCTCTCCCCCGTCACTTGACCCAATCAGGTGGCGGGGTTTTTCGTGGGGCCAGCAAGAACATCACACTCCGTCACAGGTTTACCTATGCGCTAGCCCCGACCTGCTTTATTTCACAATCAACCTACCGCGTAAATATCGTTTTCCTCAGTCCAAGTTAAATAGTTTTGCTTCATTAGTATTTTTGTTATTTCAATATCGTCTGTCAGCCTATGCTCTACCTTAATAAATTTTGGCCTCATATCAAAGCTAAAGCTCTTCAAGATATTTAATTCATGGCCCTCAGTATCAATTTTTAAAAAATCAATAACTGGAAGTTGCGATTTTAGCATCACGGTATCAAGCGTGTAACCTTGAACCGGAACTGGGGGCTTAAAATTGTTTGCATTTCGAGGATCATCACTGAGCCTTTTGCCTAAATGATTTGAGCTTGTAATGTGTGAGATACCTTTAGCCCAACCCCAACCGGCCGCAAGCGCAAGCTCAACCTCACCATCATGATCTGTTACAGCGCAATTTAAACACTGAACTTCATATCCATCAAAAATCTCTTGAACCCTTGGAAAGATCTCTGGGTTGGCCTCACAGACCATGCCCCTCCAACCATTCTTCGCTAACTGAAGACAGGTATCAAAATCACAAGAACCAACCTCAATAAAAAAGCGCACTATGTAAGCCAGCCATAAATCTTATTTGTTTGGTCCATCCGATCTTGAAGGCCATGATACCCACCGTTTACGCGCTTGGTAATCTTTTCAATCGTGTCGGTATCGACGCCCTCATCTGCGATTTTAAAAAGTTTATTTTTCTCAAAGAACCAATAAGCAGTTTCAAACGCATAGTCGGTTTCAATCAAAGACGGATCTGTCATGACCTCTGGGAGCCTCATGTCAGAAGCGAATGAACGATAGTTATCTTTGCCCGTAAGCTGCAAAAATCCTCGCCCGATGAAAACACTCCCTTCGTTTTCTCCATTTCCCATTCTGTTGCTGTAAACCTTATCTGCTAGTGCCTTTGGGTTTCTTGCATAAGGCTCGGCATCAGACACGGTCTTGAAACGGGTAGGCCAAACCTTTCTAATCCTATCGGGAGAGCTATAGTAGAGGCTTTCGCAAACGCGAGTAAATCCACCACTCTCATGAGATGCTTGACCCAGTAGATGCGCTGAGCGCTCCGCTGAGAGGCCGAAGTGCTTTGTAATGGCCCGTGCGGTATTGGGGCCAAAAGACCCATCTGTAGACGCTCCTATGCGCTCTTGCAGCTTTTGCATGGCTAAGGTCATTTAATCCTCCTGTGCGGGCTTCGTTCCAAAGGTGCGAACGTAAGTCATATCTTCGCTGTAAGCCTCTGCCCATTTATTCTCTGTGAAGGTTGCAAAGGTTATGAGCGCTTGATTGTCAGCCTCAAGCGTAAGAACGACCTCATCCAGAATGGCTAATTTCTCAACCAGAACGTCAATCTTGTGGGATTGCTCTGCGAAATACCAAGTTCCAGCGATAACTTGAGCGACCATTGCAGCGACAAGCGCCAAGGGAACCTTTACATCTGCCATTTTTATTTCCTAAAAAACTTCGTTGCAGATCGCACGGCGAAGCTACTCGCTACGATCACGCCCAAAGTGTATTGATACCACTCTGGCATTTTCTCCAATGCAGCGAAACCATCAGCCACAGCGCTGCGCCCCCACTCTCCAGTAAAACATAAAATCAGGGGCAAAGAAAAAAGCAAAACAAGATATTCGTCTTTCCATGAGTTTTGAGTTCCCTGAGCCATGATCCGTTCCCAATCAGCAACGCTTGTCTTTTCGCTGAGAAGTATCTTGGATTTGGTTTCTGCTTCAGTGAGCTTCAACTTTGCTTCCGCTGCGGTCTTATCCGCTTTGCCCTGCAACCAGCTACCCGCGAGGTTTGCTATTGGGCCTATGAATGCTTGTATCATTTTTCTGAACTAAGCCACACTGCTATCGTGCCAGTCATGGCGCCACTGACAACTGAAATCATTGCAGATTGTTGCGTACTTAAATCTTCGAGGCTCATTCCCCAATTTATGACCTTTATATACATGATAGTCATAACCAACATCATAATTCGTGGCATCAGGCGATATTGAAGGATCTTTTCAAACGTGTTTGCCATGTCAAACCTCTATGTTTATCTTAGTTCCCTGCGGTCTATCCGCTGTAGTCTTGCGCCCAAACCTATCATAACTTTGCTGCAAGTCCAATGTTTGCTTTGCCAGCGCCTCTAAGTGGCTGTGATTAGACCTATGTTCTTTTTCCACCCTCTGCTCTGCCAAATGTGTTTCGATAGCCTCACGCGCTCTGGTTTGCTCATGAATGTGTGACCCAACATTGAAGGGCATAGATCCAATTCCGCTCAAGCCATCAGCCATCAAATTCGACCCTGCTTTGCCAGAATGATCACAATCGTTATTCCAAGCATAATCGTCACAATGATAGTTGCGCCGCCATAAATAACGATGCGCTCAACCATCTTTGCCTTTCGTTTTCTCTCCGCTTCCGCTTTTGCCTTACGATCCTTCCTTGCTTGCACCCGTATAGCTTGCAATTCACCCCATGCGCTAAAACCTCTGGTTGCAATTACGATCTGACGAAGCTCCTCCTCGGCGTCCTTGGCCCTCTGCAAATTGACAAAGGTTTCCATAGCGTTTTCATCTGAACCAGAAAAAAGGCTGTTCTTCTTTTTTTCATGCGCTGCGCGCAAATCATCTACGCCATCAAAGAACTCTCCGATTTGTTTGGTTACGTTGACCAGTTCCTTGCCCGCTGCCACCGCAGATTTTACGGCCGCGAGCGCTGTAAATGGATCAATCATGTATCACGCCCCACAATTACATACCGAGGGCAATCTGCCTCTGGGATTATTCTTATGACCTTTGGGTAATGGTAATAAAACGAAGGCGGCGGGCATCCATAACGACACGCCTTGAACATCACCCCAAAGGGATACATTCCAAAAGCGATTGAAGTTAGGGCGCAAATCATGCCCCCACCATATCACATTTTATTTGCGGGCTAAATTCTGAACGTCGCGTCTAAGCTCTTTTTGCTCATCGCGCATTTCTTTGAGAAGATATTTGATGTCATCATAGCGAGCCTCAAGAACAGCGATCTTTTTTTGGTTGGTAAATACAAACCTTAAAATCGCGCCCAATGCGGCAACAATAGCTATGCCAGCGGCAACAGCGGGAGAAAGTATTGCGTCACTCAATTTCATAAGGCCTCCGTACAGCTAAATGAGAAGCCGTACTTGCTAACATGATCTGCATCCCACCCCAGATCGTTACTATCCATTCTCATTACCGCCGTTGTACCAGATATTGAGGCAGATGTAGACCCGCTAATTGCTACTTTTAACGATGGCTCGATTGTAGCGGTTCCCGTTCCTGACATATCTGCAACAATCATATGAAGCTGAGATGTGGCGCTGGTTCCAAACTGCACATAATCGCCAGCCTTCAAAGTGCCGTTAAGGGTCAGGGGAATAGTAGTATCTCCGATTGCATGGGTTCCGCTTGTAACCGATACCGTTGTGGCTGTGCCAATATTTGACTGCCCGTCAGGATCGCCCATCAAAAACGTATTGGCCCGCCCGCGCAGCTTCAAAAAGAAGGCTTGCCATGCGCCCGCCTGAGAGCGCTTCATAGGCGGCAAAGTAACAGTTGCTTGCCAACATGCCATTGAATACTCATAGACCTGCTCATGGCCGCTAAATGGGCTTCTGCTTTGCGCCACGGCCCGCTTGATCGACCAAGTGGACGCTGAGAACGCTGGGGTGCTGGGCATTGTGATAAGTGCCATTACGAAAGAACCTGTCCAAATGAGCCGCCGCGCCGTTTTCCATCCGCGACCGCCGCCAGTGTATCCTGTTTTATGACTGGCAGCAACGAAAGCATTTCAGCGCGAACCGTTTGAGATACCCCAGTTTCAACATTGATAGTTTGATTGACCACCGTAGCGCCGCCCTTCATGGCGTTTCTGGTATCGTGAGCGTTTTTAATTGTTCCTGATGAGGCTGGAATAATAAGCTCTGGGCCGCGCTCTCCGACAAGGTAGGGTCTGCCCCTAGACATTGCGCCGCCCGTTGCGCTTTCTTGTATAGCTCCACCGAAAGCGGTTCCCTTTCCCGCTTTAAAACCAGAGCCATCGTAACGCAAAGGAACCCCCATCGCCCGCAAGATTGCGTTCACAATTAAAAGCTTGATAGCTTGAGCAATCATATCGCGCACAAAAGCATCAAACATTTTCTGGAAATCTCTAAACGTAAGCTTGGCACCTTGAGACATATCGGCTAATGCGCCCGAAATATTATCTGCCATATTCAGCATTCCATTTTCGAAATCGCTAAACAAGGGCAAAGTTCTTGCTTGCTCAAGGGCCAAAAGCGCCATAGCTGCCCTATAATCTTCTTCGTTTACCGCACCCGCTGCAAGTGCTGCATTTAGGGCAGTTTGACTTTTCTCAAATTCATAATTGTTGTCTATATTGGCTCTTACAAAATCCACCCCCTCTTGAACTAATTCCTGATATTCTTTCAGGGCTTCCGCTGAAAGCTTTACAGAATTGGTCAAAGCTGTCTGAGAAGCTGTAAGTTCAATATTATCAATAACAAGCTTTTGGGTAAGATTGTCTGTATGCCCAAGGGCAATCAGCCTTTGAACTTCTATTTTCCCAAGACGATCCGCTTCGCCAGCAAGCTTAACATTTGCGTCGAATAATTCTAATTCTTTTTTTACATGCTCTGCGACAAGAAGGTTTCCAGATTTTGTAAGCTGATTAATATCCGCTTGCATCTGTATTCTTTTCGCCATTACGGCGTTTTGACCAGCGATTTTCTGTTGCTGTTTAGAAGCCTTGAATGGCTCGCTTCCACCGCCCCCCGCATCCGCACCAGCACCGCCCGCATCAGGCCGTTCTTGAAGCAATTTTTGAAGATCAATCTGTAGCCTTAAATCTTCTGCCCTTGCGTTTAAGTCTGCTTGCAAGGCGTTGAATAAATCTTCTGTTGAGCCTCTAAAATTATTTATATCAAAGCCAGCATTCCTAGCAATGTTTTGCAAGAAATCTGAGTTTCCCTCTGCGTCCGAAAGATTATTCAATAAATCTTCTGTCTTTTCTAGCTGGCGATTGAACATCCCAATGCGATCCGCAGGGGTCAAATCAATCAAGCCAAGCTGCGCCAAGAATTTACGAGTTGCATCTGTAAGGCTTCTGAACGTGGTCACAAGGTCTTTTGCAAAGGGAAGCAAAATAGTTCCAAGCTCAACCCCGACCTCAGAAAGCTCTGCTTTAAGTGCTTTCATTTGGTTTGCAAAGCTGTCTGCGGTTCTCGCTGCGTCTCCCTGCGCGTCAGTTGTGCCCGCAAGAATTAAATTTAAACGGGCTTGAACCTTTTGTGAGTTTGATACCGCGTCACCTGTGGCGGTTATACCCATCCGCAAAAGCTCTTGCTTCAAGGTTGCCTCAGTTATGACAACGCCGAAACGTCTGACCGTCTCATGGTTTCCAACCAAGGCGCTTTGGAACGCCTCCATAGTTTCGGTATCGTTGGCGTTGTTGAATGACGCAACGTCAACAGCCAGCTTAGTCAGATCAACAGAAAGCTTTGCGGCCTCGCCCCTTGCAAAACCCATTGGGACAAAGGTGTCTTGGATACTTGAGGCCATAAGCTCAAGCTCATGAGTAGAGCGGCCAACCTCATTTCCAAAAGCCTCTAGTGCCGCAACGGTTTGATCTCTGAAAGCCCCGAATACGACCTTAGACTTGCCCTGCATTTCTTCAACATCAGAGGCAAGGTTTACAAGCGCCATACCCGCTCGCGCCCCTTGCTGAACAATAACCGCTGCAACGGCGGCTTTCATCGCGGTTCCGATGCGCTTGAATGCGCCAGCTATGCCTTGGGAAGATTTATCAACGTCTCTTTGAACCTTATCCAAAGACCGCTTTAAATCAGACATATCCGCTTCAATGCGGACTAGAAGGGTATCAACTGTTGTAACCATTAATCTGGATACCTTTCCATTAAGT